CAGATGGAAGAAGCTGCGCAGACTCAAAAAGAAATTGAGCAAAAGTACGGTGCCCGCTATAAATCTTTATCTGATGTCAAAGGCATTGGCGATTACATACCGTTTGCATTAGAGACAGGCTTAGAACAAGTACCTGGTATGGCTACGGCTTTGATACCTGGTGCTGGATTTGGTGTTGCTGGTGGACGCATGGCAGCAGCCGCAGCCGCTAAAGAATTAGCAGAACGTAAAGCTACACAAGCTGGCGCTAGATATGCAGGGATGAAAACTGCCGAAGGCGCAATGCGTGGTCAGATTGGTGGTGCGTTCCTTGGTTCTTATGCGCTTAACGCCCCTGAAGTATTCCAAAATATATTTGAAGAAACTGGTGGGCAAATGGAACCCGCCGCTGCTGCGTTAGCAGGATCGGTTTCTGCAGCACTAGATTCAATATTGCCAGTAGCTATCCTTAAGCAGTTAGGACCCAACGTCAAAGCCGGCGTTGTTGAGAACTTACTTGAGAAGTCTGGCATGCCATCGCAGTTGGCTAGAAAAGTAGTTGGTGCTACTGTAACGGGCGCAGCAACTGAAGGTATAACTGAAGCTGGACAAGAAGCAATTAGTATTGCAGCCGAGAAGTTTGTTCAAGAAAACCCAGAGGTCTGGGGTAGCAAAGAGTTCAATCGCCTTATTGAGTCATCTGTACGTGGTGCAGTAGGTGGTGGTTTATTTGGTGGTGCTGGTGCCGGCGCTGGAGCATATTTAGAAGGACGCCGTGACAGACTAGAACAAAGACAACTTGAAGCCGACCGCAGGGAAATCATAGCAGGGGACTTAGCAACTCAACTTGGCAGGGATCCTACTAAAGAAGAAGTAGACACAGTTGTAGCGGCAACTAATAGAGCTCGTAAGGAGATGCAAGATGAAGGCACATCAACTGACACCGGAGCAGGTAAGCCTAGCGTTTCTTTACCTAGCGAAGAAAAACTCGGAAAAGGTCCAACTGACACCGGAGCTGGAGTCTCTACCGAGACAGACCTGGATAGAATTAATCGACTTGCTGCAGATGCTGGAGTACGAGAAGAAACTATCGACGATCAACTAGCAGGCAAACCTCCAGAGTCAACAGCAAAGCTAAGTGCACTAGACGCTAAAACATACGATGAACTGCTTGAGATCAAAAAGAATTATCAGGCAGAATTAAGCGCTTTACTATATAAAAATGGCAGCTTACCTAAAACCGGTACTAAACGCCGTCAAGAATACGATGAATTGCAGACTCGTTTAGTTGACATCAGCAACCGCCTAGATCAAAAGTATCAAGAAACCGCCCCTACAGAAGAAGTTGTCGAGACAGAAGTAACTGAAACAGCTAAGCCTACCCCAGCGCAACAGGTTGAAATTGAGCGCCGACAAAAACACGCAAAAGATACGTTAAAGCTACTTGAGGAAGAAGCAGCTCCAAGAATTGGCGCTGTGGATTATGTCAAAAAAGTAGACTCAGGTGAAATAAAACCAAACTCAATTAAGCTCAAAGGTTTTGTAAACGCATTTGGTCTTGATGTGCCTGCAGGTAAAAATTACACTGAGCGAGCATTTGCTGAACTAAAAGATAGATTAACTGCAATAGAAAAAGTCAATCCTTTGTCTCGTGTACTAGAAGTCATAGAAACCACCAAAGATCGAGCTGGGATAAAAACTACTGCACCTACTCAAAAAATTGCTGGCGCACCTAGATTAAGTAAAAAAGATGAAGCTGAAGCAAGAAGAAAAGCAGAAGCTGACGAAGCCGAGATGTTTGCTCAATTAAAAAACATTGAGCCTGAGTATCAAACAATTACGGCAGTTCCAGGAGTAGATGTTGAGCGTATGTCAGATATGTTTGGTCAACAGCTGTACGGCGATATGTCAAAAATGCCTGCAGTAGCAGTAAAAGAAATGCTGCAAAATTCTTTTGACAATATTAAACCGTTACTAGAACAAAATTTAGAGACCGAAGGCAATATTGATATCAACATAGACAAAAACACTAGAGTTATTACAGTAAAAGATGATGCCACTGGTATGACTCCAGATGTTTTAGCTAATACTTTTTTTACTATTGCAGGGACAAGTAAAGAAACAGACTTTGGTTCTGGTGGTTTTGGCGTTGCAAAAATGCAGTTTTTGTATGGAAGTGAAGCTATTGAAGTTACCACCATGCGTGATGGGCAAATTAGCCGTACAAAAACAACCGGAAAAGATTTAAAGTTAGCTTTAAAAAAAGACCCCTCTAGAGCACCAAAAATAGAAGTTAATACGGCTGAAGAAGTGCCAGATATAGCCGCACAATTTCCAAAAGGTCATGGAAGCATTGTAAAAATAACTATACCAAAAGAATACAAAGATCCACAAACTGGCGAAATAAAACAAATTGAGTTAAGTGATAGCGAGTTTAGCTATCCAGTGCTTGAATATAGCCCGTTATTTGCTAACATCACTGTTAATTTTGATGGTTGGCCTCTTAGAAATGTGGGGTCCAGGTTTGACGCAGAAAAATACACTACGTTTGTTGATGCGCAATTTGATTGGGGCACTGCTCGAATATACGTATCTAATGATGAAAGAGACAAATACGGTGCTAACACTCACGTTCTTTCAAACGGTTTATGGCAATTTAGTGAATCTTTAAAATCAAATCCATTAGAACTTTTTAGCGATAACATTCCACATCGTTTTTATTTAGACATCGTATCTAAAGTCAAACCAACAGAACAAGGGTATCCATTCCAATTTAACCGTCAAGGTTTTACTGAACAAGCTAAAAGAGATCTTGATTTAATTAAAAATTACTTAACAATTTACTATCGTCAAAAAGATTTTCAAACTACCGTTAAAAAATTTGGTACCGTCCAGTATCTTAATAAAGGCTTAGCTGGGATTAAAGTATCTAAAAAAACTGATTTAGTTCCAGACATCCCAGAAGTAGAAGTTACACAAGGGATTAACCAAGGAGCTAAAGTACAAGTTAAAGACGGAAAATTAATTGTTGACGGTAAAGTTGTACCGGTGCTTACCCCAGAAGATCTTAAAAAAGCATCAATTCAAATTGACAAATTAAAAATTTCGCAAGATAAAGTTAACCCAAATAAAGTCATGATCCATGACAATTTGGAAGTTAAAGTAGGCGACAACCAATTTACTCCTATTACTGTTTTAGCTGCAGATAAATTTGGAGATCGCTTTAACAAATTTATGTTTGACATTGGCGATGCCTTTATAGCTTTGCGTGATGCAGTAGTTAGAATAATGCCCCCTAGCGCAAAAGGCACAGGTTATAGTGAACTTGCACAAGAAGCTATTGGAGTTTCATTCGACAAAGAGTACCGTGGTGTAAGTATTGTTATTCCGTTTAAAGGTTTGTTTATTAACCCAGCGTTTCCTGAGTACGTTGATACTCCAGAAGAAGCAGCTTTGGGTATGTTTGGAACCATGATTCATGAGTTAGCACACCACAAAGTACGTAGTCACAATGCTGACTTCCCTGCAGAAATGCAGCGTATTTTAATTAAATTAGAAGCATCAAAATCTTTTGACATTAGGCAGTTTAAAGACGATTTTATAGCGACTGTCAAAGAAAACAAAGATATCATTGACTTTTTAAATAAAGAGGGATCAAATGCAGATAACAGGGCTATTGGACAGCGTTTCAAAGATAGCGGGCAACAAGCAAGAGGCAAAAGTGTTGCTCAAGACGTTTCTGAACGAGGGCGACAGGAGCGGGGAGAACTTGGATTACCTAGCGAGCTTGGACCAGAGTATCAAACTATTGGACCAGAGCAAGGACCTAGCGGAGTTCCGCCACAAACTCCACAGTTTGCCCCGTTAACGGCAGAGGCTTCTAAATTCTTTGCAAAATCAAAAGTAAGAGATGCAGATGATCGCTTAATACCTCTACTTCACGGCACAACTGCAACAGGTCCAAAGGGTCAGGGGTTAACTCAAATTAAATTGAGTAAAGAAGGCTCTTTAGGTGGGGGGATTTATTTAACCCCGTCAACAGATTTTGCTAGTGACTACAGTGGTTCACCAAACGAAGCTACCATACAAGAAATGGAACAGCTTGAAGAGTTTAAAGATACCGCTGCTACCCTCAGAGAACTTCAAAGAACAGGTGAGTTAGCCCCTGGACAAATTGGTGGAAACATCATACCAGTATTTGCAGACATACAAAACCCATTAGTTATTAATACTATAGATAGGCGTTTTAACCCAGCGGTAGACTTGTTGGTAGCACTTGATGTGCCTAGAGCTAAAGCAGAAGCCATAGTTGAAAAAGCTCAGGAAGACAAAGGCGGTTTAACTAAAGAAGTAATAACTAGAGCTCGGGCTAAGGGCTACGACGGTATATTTCAGTATAAAAACGGTGAACTTTCAGAAGTAGTTGCGTTTAGCCCAAGCCAGGTTAAGTCAGTATTTAATAAAAATCCGTCACGGCTTCCTGAACTATTGAATGCGTTTAATCGAGCTGAAAATACTAGCCCCAAAGTAGAGCAAGTATCTTTAGATGACCCATTGTTTAGTCCAGCACATCCAACTGTTGTATCGGCACTTGCTAAGAATGACGCACAGGGTGCATTAAAAGCCCTTAAAAATACCGCCGGTAAGTTCCTATCTGGTCTAGCCGATCGGCTAATGCAACTGAATTTAAATACAGTCGTCGGCTTTGATGACCTGCATTATGACCTGTCAATTAAGAGCTTGGACCGTGTAAAAGGTCAAAAAACCAGAATCCTTAACTGGCTCCAACAAGTTAAACCTGCTGTTTATGCTTCTCGTTTTGACGAATCCAAGATGAAGATGCCGGTTACAGAGACCCTAAAAGCCTTTGAAGACTTTAGAGACGGCAAATTGGGTATTGATCCCAAGATGTTTAAAGAAGACTTAGAAGACATTATCAAGGTTTACAGCAATGCCGTAACTTCTTTGAATGCGCCTGGTACGTATTTTATGGACGACAATGCCATTGGACTTAGCTTAACTAGGGGCGGCAACTCTAACTACGCCATAGCCCACGAGTTTAGTCATGCTGCAACGCACTGGGCAATTGATCATCCAGAAAAACTAGATCCCAAACAACGCCAAGCGTTAGCTAATTTACATCGTTTATTTAGATACGCTAAAAAGCATACTAAGAACCCAGAAGCCTATGGATACAACAATCTACATGAGTTTGTAGCTGAAGCGTTTAGCCGACCCTCATTCCAAAATGAACTGCGCCAGATGCAAAGGGTTATGGACACCAGCATGTCTGCTTGGTCTAAATTCATCCAATTAGTTGCCCAATTGTTTGGAGTTGACAACGTATTGTTCCACACGCTAGCAAACGCAGATGTATTGTTCTCAGCTAATAGCGGCAGTGCTACTAACAAAGGTCCTGGATTACTATGGGCTCCAAGTAGGTACAGCGTAAGTAAAGGCGTGTTTAAGCTCAATCCTGGTGAGCGCATGAATTTTGTTGATAAGGCTATCCAACTACGTAAAAACTGGAGAAGCGTTGATAAGAGCAATCTTAAGAAGTTTTTTGGTAGCCTTAATAACCAATATCGCCGTTACTTATTAGGTGCACTTACAGTCGACCAGCTAGCTGATATATACGGCGCCGACATGCCCCAGCTCAAGGAGTATGTAAAAGAAGTTGACGCTATGATTGCAACCCGCAATGCAATCTTAAAAGAAGGCGGTCCAATTATTGGGCGTTGGAGCAATTTACTGCAAGACAACCCAGAAAAAGCCAAGCAGTTAGGTCAAGTAATGATTGAGTCTACTCTTGAAAAAATGGACCCGTCTATTCTAGATCCTCAATTACAACAGTTACTTACTAAAAAAGGTATGCCTAAAGAACTAGAAGCATACGATAAGTCTAGTTTAAAAGACGCATGGCGTGAAATGAGCAGTGGTAAAGACGGTGACATTGCCGTTGAAATATATAAACAAGTACGCAACTTCTATGAGCGGCGTATGAATGAGTACATTCAAGTTCAAGAAGCTAGGATTAGGGAAGCTGGTTTAGCCAAAAATCTGCCCCCAGAAGAGATTAATGCCAAAGTACGTGACTTCAAGAAAGAAATTGAAGAGAGCATTATTAGACCTTACTTTCCAATCAAACGTTTTGGTGACTACTTCTTAATGGTAGGCAGTGGTAAAGATAAGATCTTTATGCAGTTTGAAGATGCTTTTGCCCGGGACGCTGAACTAGAGAAACAAAAAGCACGTCTACTCAAAACACAAATAAAAGACAAAGAAACCGGTCAAATAAGAACATATACCGAAAGAGAGGTTGCTGCAGAACTGTGGCCTGGTCAAGGATTTAATGAGGTTCTTAATCAAAAACTAAACGAAGTAACTCAGCTTAACAAAATCAAAGAGTTAGTAGATCAAACTACCGAAGATATCCTAAAGAGCACCGACCCTCAGATTATGCAGGACAGGGTTGCTGCAATGCAAGATCAATTAAAGGATGCTTTTGGGCAATACTATTTAGAGTTATTACCTTCTGAAAGTATTAAAAAGATGTTCTTGCATCGCCAGAACGTAGCTGGTCCTAGCCAAGATATGCTTCGTGCCTTTAGTTTGTCTTATGAGCGTATTGCATACCAACGTGCTCGTTTTCAACACATGCCAAGGCTATTTAATCTTGTTGAAGCAGCTAGAATGCGAATAAAAGATATGCCGACAACCGAAGAAAAAGCGGTTTACGGCGACGTGGCTAATGAGCTTGCCAAGCAATTTAAGAGCGGTGTTCTTGAACCTCCCAAACATTCCAAGTTAACAACGTTCTTAACGCACTTTGGATTCTTAAACTTTTTAACGTCTCCAGCTTCAGCAGTAGTTAATATGATGGCTATACCTGGTTTGTATATACCGGTGGCTGGTGCAAGATATGGTGGTCCTAAGCGTGTTGGCACAGTTGTGTCCAAGTATGTTCGCATGTTAGGCGGCACTGGTTATATAAACGAGGATACCAATCGCTACGAGTTTTTGTCTTTAGCCCGTGCTAATTTAAACTCTTTAACCGACATAAACACCAAAGATGGTAGTGGCACAATCAATCTACCAAAAGGCAGAACATTAGCTGATGTGTACACAGCTGGAGTAAACAGGGGTGCAATTGATACTACTTTAGTACATGATTCTGTAAGCATTGGAGAAAGCCCTTCACAAGATTACACCGGTAGATGGCAGAAGTTTATGTACTACGCTAGCTTGCCGTTCCACGCAGCCGAGAAGTTTAACCGTGAAATTGCTTACATGACTTCTTTTGAGTTGGCTTATGAAAAAAACATAAGTAAGAACATGACTCCGGAAGCAGCTTTTGATGCAGCTTTAGATCAAGCACGAGATCTCACCCAAGAGACTATGTTTAACTACAACAGTACAAACAAACCACGTTACTTCCGTGGCAATATTTCTAGCGTATTGTTGCAGTTCAAGATGTACCCACAGCATATGTGCGTACTTATGTTCCGTACGTTCCAAAAAGGCTTTATGGACGCAGAACAAATAGAACTAGATAAGATAAGGAAGCAATTAGAAAACGCTCCAAAAGACGTACTTGATAAAGCTTTAGCTGATAAAAAAGCTGAGATGGCTGAGATTAGAAAAGAGGCACGGGACGCTTTTGTCGGCATGATGGGTATGTCCTTCCTGACTGCTGGCATGACTGGTATGCCTTTGTGGTTCATTTTCTCAGGTGTGGCGTCAGCTTTCCATGCTGTATTTGGCGACGATGATGAACCGTTTGACGCAGACAACTGGTTTAAGAACTGGGCTAACAGAACATTTGGTGGCTTTGCAGGAGATACTATTTCTAGGGGTCTTTTATCCCAAGTAACCGGCATGAACTTTGCTGATCGTATGAACCTTAACTTGCCAGACATGTGGTTCCCAGACGTGCGTAAGAGCCAAAGCGAGGTAGATTACGTCCAAAACATGTTTATTAATACTTTGGGCCCGTCTATGGGTGCACTGCTGGTTAGTTATCCTGAAGCCTTAAAACGCTTTAATGATGGGCATACAGAACGTGCGGTAGAAGCTTTAATGCCAGCAGGTATAAAGAACGTTATGGTTGGTACTAGATACATGGTTGAAGGGCAAGCACTAACCCTTAAAGGCAATACACTGGTAGAAGATATTAGCGCCCGTGAAGCTTTATCTCAGATGCTTGGCTTCTCACCAGAGCGAGTTGCGCAAAAACAACAGGCTTCCTTCCAAACAAAGAATGCTAATGAAAGCATTATGAATAGGCGCACTGATTTACTAAACGCTTTCTTCATTGCGGTAGATACTGGCGATGCAAATATGATGGCTAAAGTAATAGAAAAAATGGTGACGTTTAGCCAAACTAATCCAGGGGTTGCAATAGACCCAGAAAAACTAGTTGACTCAATAGAAAAACGGTACAAAGACCGAGCTCTTGCCAATATAACTGGTGGTATGGGGCTTAATAAGAACCTTATCCCTCAATTAATGCCAATGCTTGAGTACGGCGAGCGATAAAAAAACCCCGCCGAGGGGGCGGGGTATCAAGTAAAACCTAAAGGAAACGTAGTCAAAACCCTTAACTACGACTGTATGATACTACTTAATACGCCATACTCGCAACCCAGTAATCCCCTTCTCCACAACAATCTGGGTTTTTACCTTAAATCTAAGGCGTTTTACAGTCCTTTTGATTTGTTCCAAAGCATGGCTGTGGTCTAAGCACGGTATAAAAAACGACGAGCCGACCACAAAATTACGCCAATTAACTCTGAAGCTCAGCCCGTGGATCAGCATCAGGTACGCTCTTAGCAGCCTGTATATAAGACTCGGCATCCTCAAAGTGATGGCTACTCAAATCAAAGATGTGCACATAAACTGGGCCCGATGCAATCTTGGTGCCCTTAGATAGGCGCTTTTTAGTCTGTCCTATGTAGGCTTTATCGGCTTCAAGACCCTTTAAAATGTCCTTTAGGGTAATCTGCTTCTCGCTGCAGTAGGAACGTAGTTTGTTTGAGTTTATATAAAGCCGTTTGGTATCTGGCTCGATACGTATAAACAAGTCATTAAACTTTGGCTCGACTATGGGTAACTGCTCCATGCCGGACCTAGAGTCTGCTTCATTATTTATAACTAACACTGAGGCACGGTGCTCGTTGATGAACTCGTTAATTACACTACTTTGCGTAGCCAACGGAGCCTTAACCTCGTTACGCATGATCTCTACTTCTTTAACAATCCAGTCGTAAACCCGCTTAACGTCAAAGTCAATAATCTTTAAGTCCTTGGCAATTAGACCTCCTGTAATATTGCAAGCAATCACAGCCGACCAGAACCGTTCTCTACTGGTTAACCCTAATGCTTTATCAAGACGTTGTTGTACCTGCATAACTAGGTCAATAGCCTCTTCTAAGTCGCTAACAAGATACTTAGCATACTCAACGCCTGCGTGACCATAGTTACCGTATAACTTACCAAAGATTGAGTCTGCTTCTTCTTTAGTCAGGTTGCTTGTTAAGTCAATCCGGTACTCTAAGAGGCGCATAAACTCGCCGTCAGGCGTGGACTTTAACGAAGATAGCTTGTCATAGAACGATGCGTTTGAGCTACATAGCGCCATGGTTGCCCATTTGGTGTGGTTTATGCGCTCGGCGTTGTCGTGCTGCTTCATGCGGTTCTTGCCCCGTCCCTGTGACAGGCTATAGGCTAAGTCTGAGAAGGCATCCCCACTAAGTTTGGTGATCTCGTCTATGGTGGCGGGTAGGTTATTTAGGATACCCATGCGGTGAATAATAGAGTTGATTGTGTCCTTCCATTGCATCATTAGCTCTTCAGGATGACCCCATACGCTATTGCATGCTTTAAGAATCGTAGACTTGCCGGTGCCTGAAGTGTTGTTAATGAGATTAATAATTGCACCCTTGAGGTTTAAATGCTTGAGTAGCGGGGCGCCAAAGGCAGTAAATAAAGCAAAAGCATGTGGTTCAAACCCTGGCTGGTTATATGTTTGTATAACTTTTTTCCACTCGTCGTAGCTACCTGTTGGCTTTAAGAACTCAGCAAGCGCCCCAGTAGATGCAGACGGTGGGCTATAGCTAACTTTATTTGCTGAAATTTCTTGATCCCCAAGAATAAACTTGGCGTTGTCATCTGTCCAACCAAACTGATTTCTCATAATTTCTACCTCTGATCTATGTTGAAGTTCTTTTGTAAACGTAATAATGTATGCCATTATCTTTTTCATTTGGTCTGCGTTTGCAACAACTCCATGCCAGCCGAGCCGTTCTTTAAGTTTCTCGGTAGTCATTACGTCAACTACAGGCATAGCAAATTCACGCAAACCGTCTTTAGGTAAATGCAGTCTTAACCAAATACACTCGCCACGAGACGGATCATGTAGCCGCTTAACAATATATAAATCGTGTTCATAAATATTAAACGCATCTACATTGCCATCTTCGTCTTTGTGCTCTACATAAACGCCACCATTCTTCCCCCTAAAATACGGGAACGGGTACGTTGGTATATCGAAAACTTCCTTCTTACCATCCTCCGTCTTCTCCACGATGACATTATCTTCTGCAGCAGCAATTTCGGATCCGAGCTGAATCGGCGACGATATCTTGCCCTTGTGCTGGCAGCCTTCACACCCTTGAGGATTAAGCTTCTCGAACGTTTGACATGTATACGGCCCCTTTGTTTGATTGGCCTTACGTTCCGTGTTCTCCGGTGAGTATTCAGGGTGGTTCTTAGATATTTTATGGATTGCGTCATCTTTATCTACACAAGCTGCCGCTACTGACAAGCCTGCTCTCCAAAGTGGTTCTTCGATTGTGTCTTGGTTTACTGCAATATTCTCAAGCTGAGCACAGCCCTGCCCATTCATGGTCTTAATCATGATGGTTTTAAATCGGCTTTGCTTATTACCTAGCAGTGCTTGAGTCATCTCATTGAGCTGACGTGGCATCCAATCAGGTGCGATTAATACGCCAATGTTTTGTTTAATAGCCTCAAACGATAGCTCTTTAGATAAAGCTAGTATTTCTACTGGGAGCGGAGGCTCCTGTTTAAAGTTAAATGTTTCAGGTACCCGCAGTATTGAGGCGTTGTCTGCGGTGCGTGACGGGTCAGCTGCAAAGCCATGATCTTCACATAGTGCTTTTAACCGCTCGGCTACAGGCTTCCAATCTTTACGATTAACTACTTCCTGTAATCTCCAATAGGCATGGATACCACGCCCTGAGTTAACAATGGTTGGCAAAGGCACATTGATCTTACGGCAGAACTCTTTAAGAGCACTAAGTCCTGCAGCTTGATCTTCATACGGTTTAGCTACGCCACAATCAACGTCAATCCAAAAAGCTTTAATAAGGTTGCCATTTGGTTGGATACGTCCTTGCTTTGGGTCGTCATACTTAGCACATGCAAAATAAGCATCATACTTCTCAGCTACCAGCGTATTCACTTCAGCTTCGACATCTGCCAAAGTCTGAAAAAAGTTCTGTCTTGGTGGTTTATTGCCTTCTTGCCGCAAGCCGACTGTGCAATACCAGCCTTCTCCCTCGGGCGGCAAAACTGCTACCAATAGGTCTCTGATTGCCATTAGTTATATTTAGTAAGTAGTTTTTCTATTTTCCTAACTTTGTCTTTGCTGGGCATACCAACTCCGGTAAACCAGTTGTATATAGTCATGCGGGTTACGCCTAACTTTTGAGCAATGGTTGTTACCGGAATATCGTTGGTAATACAATACCGCCCAAGCCGGACCCCGATGTTTTCAGGATTGGCAGCTTGGTTGGCTTTTACAAGACGAAAGCTATACCCTCGAAGACTCATGCTACGTCGTCATTAGACCAATCGCCCATTACGGCTTTGAGGTCACGTTTAGGGGCAGGCTCGGCAGCTTTCTTATCAGCACGCTTAGTTGGCTCAGGGATTGGAGTTGCCTCAACTTCCACAGTTCCAGTCTCAGCTTTTGCCACAGGAGCTTCTAGCTTCTTAATACCATCGGCTTGGGCTACAGTCATAGTGATTGCAGCTTTAGCAGTCTTGGTTTCGCCTTGCTTCTTAGCAACTTCCCATTCATGGCGCTCTAAGAATCGCACTGGACGGAAGAACAATTTGCCGACTGTTGAGTCTTCATCAAAGCGCATCTCAGTAACAAGCATGTTTAAGTTGTAGCCTTGTGAGCCGACATAACGAACATACTGGTCAAATGGCATATGATCTAGATCGCCTGGTTTTTTAGAATCATAGAAGATTGACTTGGACTGCAAGGTCATTTGATATACATCGCCACTCAAATCCGAAGCAAGAGACACAGCAACTCTGCGGTTCTTACGGCATGCTTTAGTAGCACCAGGACCTGAACCAGCTATGTCTTGAGGGCAGTTCATGCACATTTGACTTTGTGGCTCTTTAATAGAGGAGTCAGGGCGCTCGCCGTCATTAGACCAGCAGTCAGGTGGGGCAGCTTCGGCTTTAGGATCCCATGCCTTAGCATAGAATGTACGAGACACGTTGGGGGAAGCATTAACAATAACGACTTCCATTTTGTCATTACTGCTCTTAGAAATCTCAGAACCGTTCACTTTTAATATGAACTTATTATTGCCAAGGGCAATACGTTTGACCCCTGTACCACCACCCGTTAAGGCACGGGTTACATCATCAAGCTCTACCTCTTTGAGGTAGTCAGGTAATTGCTGGTTAAACAAAGCGACGTTGCTCATCATTTTCTCCTAGTTACGATAATTGCGTATGTGCTATCCACGTTTAAACCGGCGGGATGCAAGTCCGGATTCTCTTCCAAAAACTGCTTCATATTGGTCTGTTGAATTCTTCTTTCAAGTAACTCAGGTGCGTTGTGCTCCACAATAAACTTGTGAAAACGCTCCCAGTCATTGGTTGTATAACGTTGTTTGATACTACGTCTAGCCAAACCGTGCGAGGTTCTTAAACTAGTAGCATCAATATTTTTGAGTATGTCGAGCAGTTCTGCTTGTACAACATCCATCTGCTCTTCTAAATCAGCCTTCTTATCCATGTAGCTTCGATAGTTGGCTTCTAAAGCATCACGTATCTTTATGTAAACTTCTACAAGTTTTTCAGCGGATGCGGTGCCTTGGACTTCTTGTTCCATATAAATTCCTTTAGGTTAAAAACGCTGGTCTACGCCAGTTAAATCATATTATAACTATAATTTGACTTTGTCAACTATTATCAAGCTCTTGTTTGTACAAGTCAATTATTTTTTCGTGAACTTCTAGTTTATTTTGCAACATTTGGTACAACCTAGTCTCTACGGGACTACCCTTAATATGCACTACAGTCATTGGGTTCTTTTGTCCTTGACGGTGTATGCGTGCATTAGCCTGCAAGTAAGTCTCTATAGAAGTTACTGGGGCGTACCATATTATTACATTAGCAGCGGTAAGAGTTATCCCATGAGCTGCGGCTTGTGGTTGGATTATTAACACTCGTGGGTTTGGTTGCTCTTGAAATGCTTTAAATATTTCAGTGCGTTTATTTACTGGGACTTTGCCGTTAATGACTTCGCATGTAATACCCGCCCCTTTTAGGTGTTCTTTTAGTAACTCTATTGTGTGCGTAAACGGTACAAAGACAAGCACTTTATGGCTAGCCTCTTCAATTACCTCTTCAACAACACGTAGGCGATTACTAACATCAAACTCAACGACAGCACTGGTATCAGAATAGACAGCTCCACCTGATATTTGTAGGAGTTTATTAATCTTAACCGCAGCATTAACTGCGCTAACTTCTTCCCCATCCGCTGCCATAAGGTATTCGTCTCTGAGCGTTTTGTAGTATTTCGCCTGTTGCGCAGTAAGGGGGGCGTCCCTAGAAACATAAGTAATCTCCGGTAGGTCTAAGCAATCTTCTTTCCTAAATCTGATTGCGGGTTGAAGGGCATTAAATACGGTTTGATCTGAATCAGGTTTTGGTAGCCACTTAAACTTGCTAATGTTAATCATGGTCTGATCTCTAAACGCACCAAAGAATCTAGGTACATTTTGGGGTACGATTAATTTACCCAATCCAAAAGCATCAGTTGGACTTTGTGCTGCTGGCGTACCAGTCATCATCCATACCCATGTACGTGGAGTCATTATGCGGTTCATGGTTTTCCAACGATTAGTCGTTACTGTTTTGTACGCATTAGCTTCGTCAATAATAATTAAATCAAAGTTTTGTTTTGCAATATCGTCGGCTACAATTTCTACGCCATCATAATTAATAATGACAAACTGGGCATCACTTTCAATAACTGCTTTGCGTTTATGTCTATCGCCGTAAGCAATACCAACTTTGCGGTGCATAGCGAACTTAAACAAATCTGCTTGCCATGCTGATTGCATAATAGACAAGGGGCACACAATAAGCACACGATACACACGCTTTTGTTCCATCAAATAGTCTGCAGCCCATATAGCTGCTGCAGTCTTACCGGTGCCCTGTTCATTAAAACAAAATGCTCTTTGATTTAACGTAAGAAAATTAGCCGTATCTTTTTGATGCTCCATTGGTTTATGCAACCCAGGCCATTTGTAATCACGTAAGATCGGAGATGGTACTTTTTTAATCTTAAGTTTGTTTAAAGCTTGTGCCTCATCCAAGCCCCAATGCACGGCAACCTTATGCAAGTCGCCGTTGGTCTCAACAATTTCACTCTTTCTTATGCACTCAGTTACAAGATTAGGTCTTCTTGTTGTAATTACTATGGCTTTGTTATTTAGTATTTCCATTTTTGCGTTTGGGTTTGGCTTTGTTTACTTTTACGGTATGGTCTGAGTTTCGGCTAAATGATCTATTTTGGCTTGGCGTTTCTATACGTATGTTTTTACGGCTGTTTGTACCACCCTTAGATAAAGGCACAATATGCTCAAGATCTTTGCCTTCACGAGCATCGGCTTTACCATTACCGTTTTTATCAACACCGGCTTTATCGACTGCATATCTAGCACGGTCACGAGCGTTCCTCGTTTCTTGTTCCCCCCGAGCTAACTGTTGCTTGTACTCCTTCTTGTAGGGGCGAGGTTTGTTCACATAAGGCATATCGATCTCCTTCCTTTTTGAAAAAATAGACTGACCCATCAGCCAATACTATGTATTTTATGCCGCTTTGAGGATCGTCGCCAAGCATATCTTTTAGTAATTGCTGCACTTGCTCAATAGTCATGGGTGTGTCTTGTATTGATACTAGTCCCGCAAAGGGGATTGGTTCTACATTAGCTTGATATGCTTGGATGCGGTCATCAGTTGTAAATGTCGTCATTTAACGTTCCCATGTGTAGCTAAGTTGTTTTGCCCTAACTGTTGTATTTTGTAGCCGTGACCCTCTAGATATTCAAGTAATGCTTTACGCTTAGGTTCAAACCATGGCTTCCACGTCCATGCTTCAAAGATAATCGGTGGGTAGTTATTCTTTTTGATGGTCTCAATACCGCCTTTTAGCACTTCAAGTTCATGCCCTTCTACATCAATCTTAATTAAACGGATTCTATTAAAATTCATGTGATCCAAAGGAATTAAATCAATGTTGTTGCTGGTATTTACAGTACTACATTCGTAATCATTTTTGCGGGTTTCTTCATCAATACTAAACGCACCAATATTGCTCTCAGTTGCGTAGTCGGGTATTTCTACCAAAACGCTGGTGTCTATGTCAGATAATGCTAACTCGTAGGCATATACGTTTTCTAAGCTATTGATAAAAATATTAGCGCAAAGTTGATAGCTGATAATGCGTTGTGGCTCAAACGCATGGTAGGTATGCTTTGATACTTTTTTAGCCAAGGGTATACAGAACGTACCCAAGTTAGCCCCGATGTCTAACACTATACCTTCGGGTGCATCCATTAAAAGCTTAAGGCTTAGTTGGTGTATGT